TACAACGACCCGACTTCCTCAAGAAAATTCATGGTGGGAATTGACAGATCAAAAATGAAGCTGTATGATGTAGCAGATGACGCATCTGCTATTAACATTAATGATGAAGATCCTGGTGAGGACTTCCAGCAGTTTGCTGATACACAATCAAGATTATCAAAATTCGCAGAGTGGAATGTATGACAATTAATTTTAAAAGATATGAGGAGTTTGTTTCTGCAGTTACTTCTGATGCATCAACAAACTTCGTTGACTTCGCTGATCGTATTGGTGAGTTAGATCGTGAAGGTGCTAACATTGAACGTCTCCTTACAAGTGGTGTTGGAATCAATGCTGAGGGTGGTGAGTTTTTAGAGATCATAAAGAAGATGATCTTTCAAGGAAAACCATGGGACGAAGATAACAAAGAACATCTTATTATTGAGTTGGGTGATGTGATGTGGTATGTAGCACAGGCATGTATGGCACTTGAAGTTTCGTTTGATGAGGTTATTGAACGTAATGTAAAGAAACTAGAAAAGAGATATCCTGGCGGTAAGTTTAATATAAAAAGATCAGAAGTTCGTGCTATAGGAGACCGATGAGTGGAGATTACGAAACACATTACATCAACCAACCAAACATAAGCTACATAAAAGAAAAAACCATGTCATGTAATTTAAGAGAAATAGCGGTAACATCTTTGCTTGAGCAAGCACAAGGTGAGATCAGCAAAGCAAAAGCAAATGTTGAAATTTATTTACATAATCCTGTAGGTATTGGTGAGCACCCAGATGTTATTGCTGCAATCCAAGATCAACTAGACGTAATTGCAAAAGCAGAAGAACGTATTGATGTCATTAACAAGCATTTTATTGTACATCACTAGTGTTATAACCTCTCCTCTAAATAGTTAGACGGGAGGTTTTCTAATGGCATACAAGCTTATACCATCTACGTTTTCAGAAGCAGGATCTTCTGTAAAACATATGGATACTGCAACAGCAGCAGAAGGACTTAGATTGTGGAATTATCTTGTCAATACATATGGCATGGAGAATCCTCTTGCTTTTGATCCAACTAATAAAAAGCAAGTAAAGATAGCTAGAGCATTACAAACAGAATTTACGAAAGCAGAAATAAAAAAGAAGTTAAAAATAAGTGCATTAAAAGTTGACTTTGGTGATGGTAGTAGAGGTAATAGAGGATCTGGTAACCAAGGAAATTTATTTGAACAACAATTAGAGGCAGGTATTAACGATTGGATTGAGACAAGTGAACTTACTAATAATAAGTATAGAGATTTTATTTACGGTCTGGTAAAACATTATCATCTAGAAGATTGTATTGCAGTTAGAGTTATTGCAGAGGGTGGTGAGAATAAGAAAAGACCTATGCAACTTGTAAATGGACATTGGAAGATTGGAACAGCATCATTGTCAACTGGATATGAAATTGGTTCTACTATTACTGATCTAACATTAGAAAGTAAGTGTAAAGGCAAACCACTTCATAAGTATTATCTGTCATTAAAAACTAGTGGCACAACTAACCTATCTAATCTAGGTCTTAAAACAAATGTTTTTCCCGTTGATCAAGTAAAAGCAGGAAAGATTACTACTGCTAATGGTATTGCATTAATGAAAACGTTTGGATTAGATGAAGCAACATTCTGTGCAACCTTTAATGAATTTCAATCAGGAAATAAAAATTATAAAGTATTAGACAATTCTCCAAGTTATAATAAACCTTTACTTCAAGAATTAATTAAAGGATCTCTTGGTTATGGATATCATTATGTTCATTTGAATAAAGGTAAGATCAAACATATGGAGATTACTGAAAGATTTTTGAATCAAGCAGCTAACGTTACTAATGTTAGAGTTTCTTATGGTGGTGAAACAGGTGGAGCAAAAAGAGTAAACATTCATATGACTACACCTCTTTTAGATATGACATTTAATATTAGAAATACTTCTGATAGAGGAACTACTGCTGATCCAGATCGTGTATATCCAGACAAATTACAATCTGGATATAAAATGAAAGGAGAAAGTATAGAAACTGTGTTTCAAGATTAATGGCAAACGTTAAACAGTTAAAACATCTAGAACATCTTGAAGATGAAATGCTCAACTATGGTGTTGAGGGTTGTAAAGCTGCTGTATCTTTTTTAAAAGAGTTACGCAAGATGCTTGGATGTGATAACAGTACAGGTTTCATGCAAACAAAATGGGATGGAGCACCATCAGTTATATGTGGCACTGATCCTAACAGTGGTATGTTTTTTGTGGGGACTAAATCTGTCTTTGCAAAAACACCAAAGATTTGCTACACAGATTTTGATGTAGACCTATACTATGAAGGTGATCTTGCAGAGAAACTTAAGTTCTCTTTGAAATACTTTGCTGGTCTAGGCATCAGAGGTATTGTGCAAGGAGATCTTCTCTTTACTAATTCTACTTTAAGGACAGAAACAATTCATGGTGAAAGACTTTACACATTCAGACCTAATACGATTACCTATGCTATTCCTGTGCATCATCCTATTGGACAAGCAGCGAGCAGAGCGAAGATCGGCGTAGTATTCCACACACATTATGCTGGTGATGACTTTCAATCTATGCAAGCTCTAGCAGGTGCAAATGTAAATGGGTCAACTGACGCTCTTGTAATAAAAAACGACACACCCATGGATCGTGTTGGATTGAGTCACGCAGAAGAAACAAAATTTGATGCGTACGTGGCAAACATTGAACGTATGTGTAAGGTATGTGGTGATTTTTTAGATGAGTTAGTAGGTGCTAGTGGTACTACAGGTGATGCTAAGTTTCATATATCATCTTATCTAAAACAATTTTTTAATAATGAAATTAAAAATGCTCGTAGCATTACTGATGTGAATAAATCGTTGATTGAACTAGGAAATTTTTATCATGCAAAGATGAGTAAAGAACTTGCAAAGATCAAAACTCCTACAAACTTAGTTAGTAAACGTAATCTAGTATATAATAGTGAGAATTATCTTGTTAATAACTCATCTAAGTTTAAATCTATGCTATCTCTGTACAAAGAGTTACAGGAAGTAAAGCAAATGGTTATAGATAAACTTGATCATCTAGAAGAATTCAGAACTTTTGTACAAACGGAGAAAGGATATAAGGTCACAACTCCCGAAGGATATGTTCTTCATAAGGATGGAGACATGATTAAGTTTGTTAACCGTCTTGAGTTCGCATACAATAACTTCACTCTTCAAAAGCAATGGCGTTAGACGGAAAGGTTTGTTACTTTACATTTGGTAGGTTTCAACCACCAACTACAGGTCATAAGGAAAACTTTGACGGTGTGAAACGTGCTGCTGGTAATAATGATTATCGTATATACATTTCACAGACTGTAGATACTAAAGGAACTAATCCTCTATTGCCTAATAGAAAGTTATTCTATATGAACAAGATGTTTCCAACGCATCGTGGCAAAATATATTCAGGTCCTAAACAACCAGTAGCTGCAATGCAGGATCTAATGTTGGCAGGATATGACGAGGTTGTATTTTTAGTAGGATCTGACAGGGTTTCTGCTATGCAGTTCCTCCATAAATATAATGGAAAGGATTTTTCCTTTAGGAAGATTGATATTAAATCTTCTGGAAGTAGAGATGCTGATGGTGATACTTTTGCCATCTCAGGAACAAAAATGCGTCGTGCAGCGTACTCTGCTGACTTTAAAACATTTCGTTCTGGTATTCCTAAAACCTTAAATGATAATGATTGCCGTGCTCTCATGATTGAGATCGCAGCAAACTTGCCAAAAAATTTCAAATGAAAGATTTTAAAAAGTTACGTGAAGAAGCACTGCGACAACAACAACGTCAAGCAGAAGTTTTTAAAGAAGGTGATGCAGTTATGTCTGCTCGTACAGGAGACAAAGGACGCATCCATAGAGTAGGTGGTAACTATGCTATTGTCATTACAGACAATGGAAATATGTTACGTGAATGGATAAAAAATATTAGAACTATAAATAATACGAGAAGAACTTCCCTTTTGAACGATGAAGAAACCAGATCCAATTAATAAGGTACATAATAACGACGAGTTTTCTAGTGGATTGATGGAATCCTATGGAAGATGGATGGATGGCGATACCTTCCAAGGTACTCAAATGCCTAATATTCATGAAGCTCCATTTGATGGAATGGATCCTCAGTCTAATGGTGCAGAGATAGAGCAAACTTCAATAAAGAAAAAAGAAGTAAAGAAACCATCTGCTAAAGCACAACTTGCTGCTAACGAAGAATACGAAGTATTAGAACGTGAAGAGTTTGAACTCAATGGTGAACTTTGGATTTTAGAAAAAAGACTCTATGCTGTAGAAGGTAGCATGGCACAGGCACGTAAGAACGTTGGTGCATCTACATGCTGGAAAGGATATAAGGCACAAGGAACTAAGAAAAAGGGTGGTAAGACTGTTCCTAATTGTGTTAAAGCAGGTGATGAGTTAACTCATGACGGTGAAGAGTTAGAAGAAGGTAAGAAAGGTCTCTATGCTAATATCCATGCGAAGAGAAAGAGAGGAGAACCACCTGCAAAACCAGGTCATGAAGATTATCCTGCTAAAGATGCATTTAAAAAAGCAGCAAAGACAGCTAAGAAGGAAGAAGTAGAACTAACAGAGAAAAAATTAGATCCAGTTGGTAAAGAGGACAAGGACATTGACAATGATGGAGATCATGATAAGTCAGACAAGTACCTAATTGCT